TGCATGTTGTGTCCGTGTTCAATGAGAATTGATTTAAGTCCTAAAGTGTAACCAACATCAGCATTAGCTGGTTTATCTTCAATCCACCACAGGCCGCTATCACGATATGGTTCTAATGCTGAATCTTTGTTTGCGCCTGTATCTAAACAGATAACCGTTTCGATGGCATTGCCAAATATCTTGCGTAGGTTCATTTCACGCAGTTTCTGTGCATTCTTGTCTAGACTTAGGCTTGTGATAACACGGAACATACAGCCATGTTCTTCATGTAGGCGTTTGACATAGTGAGCACTATCCCGCAGTGCTGGTAAGAATCCAATTGCTGCCGATTCGTTAAAAGTCTTAACAACTTTTTTGGCATCTTTTTCTTCTAGCTCATTGTAGTGATGATGCAGATAATAGCTTTTCTTATTATCTGCTGTGAGTGTATAACCACGTTCTTGCATCCAAACTGAGAATGCCCATTCCCAATCTAGTAGAACACCGTCAGCGTCTGTGAGTATAAGTTTGTTTTTCATGCTATATTATAGCATTATTTTGATATGCTGTCAAGCAGATAAGTAAAATATGAACATAATAATCTATACCTTGGTGATGGTACAAATCACTATAGCCTGTGTGACTCTTTACTTACATAGAAGCCAAACACACAGAGCCGTGTCGTTTCATCCTGTGATCAATCATTTTATGAGATTTTGGTTGTGGATGACCACAGGAATGGTTACTAAACAGTGGGTGGCAATACATCGCAAACATCATCAAGCTGCTGACAAAGCCGCAGACCCACACAGTCCCAAAGTCTATGGCATTTGGCGTGTGCTGTTCGGAGGCGCATTGTTATATAACACTGCCAGCAAGAACAAACTGATGGTAGAACAGCTGGGTCAAGGCACCCCTAACGATTGGATAGAAGAAAATCTGTATACCCCGCACAGTCGCTTGGGGATTCTCATATTGTTGGTCATAGACCTTTGGCTTTTTGGCCCGTGGGGACTGCTGGTATGGGGTGTACAGATGCTTTGGATACCATTTTTTGCCGCAGGAGTCATTAACGGTCTATGTCATTGGTGGGGTTACCGCAACAGATCTGCTGAGGATACCAGCCGCAATTTAATTCCGTGGGCCATCTGGATCGGCGGTGAGGAATTGCATGCCAATCACCACGACGACGGAGCATCGGCGAAATTCAGCCAACGTTGGTGGGAGTTTGATATAGGTTGGATGTATATTTCAATACTGCGATTCTTTAAGTTAGCCACAGTTAGATAAAGAAAAAGCAGCCCGGAGGCTGCTTTTCTTTTACCACTATATATTGCTCTACGAGCGTAATTATTTCTTCACGCCGGCGTTTACAAAGCTATACATTTTTTCGGCGGTTTCTAGTACTTTATCTAGACCTGGAAAAGTTGGCATTGCAACTGTACTAACGATTTGACCAGTCTTCTCATCGCGAGTAGCAGTCATTTCCCAACCTTGGAACTTGGCTTGGAAGTCGTCTTGTACTAGGCTCTTGGCCATGCCCAAGATGTCTGTACGGATTTCGTAGCCGTTCTTGTTGAATTTAACTTCTGGTAGTTTTGGTGCTGTAAAAATTTCTGACATTTTGTATCTCCTGTGTGTAATGTCTGTGTCTAACAACTACTTCTTTTTCGCTGTTAGTTTATTATATATGCTCTGTGACTGAAAAGCAACTTATTTTCTGAACTTTTTTATTCGTTCTTTGATAAGTCCAACCACTTCGTCACTGAGCACTACTTCATAGTGGTTGTATCCAACCTCCACTAATTCCATATTCTCATGATGCTTTTGACTGGCAATAGTCACCACACCGTCATTAGGCTCATGCATAAACGGACTTTGTCCTTTGACTGTTACAATGTTAGTCCACGGATGCTGTATCTTAATGCGGCTAGCTTGCTTCATTACCCACGAACTAGGACCAATATCGCGCATTAGACGGCTAAAGGGCAAAAAGTATTGAGCATAGTCAGCAACTTCTGCGCCACCATAAGGTGTGCTTAGAGTAACAGCACCCTTAACAGACTCAGGCATACTATTGGCCAAATGCAGGCTATAGATACCACCTAGACTATGCGCAACAAACACCAGATCCTTATGACCCTGTAGTGTTGACTGCATGTCTGCTAGATTGTTTTCAAACCCATTGCGACTGTCGTAATTGATATCGATACCGTTGCCTAATTTGCTACGGATATAATTAAAACTTTCGCTGGTGGCATTGGCACCGTGTATATAAACCAAGTTCATAGTGTATATATCTTTTGCGGTGTAACAATTTATTTTGCCAACATTAAATCTCTAGCTTCTTTATGCATTCCGCAACGAGCTAAATGAGAAGCTGCTTTGGCTCTGCCAAGGCTTTCAAAAATTTCGTATAGTGCGTTTAAAAAACGTTTCATAGATAAGATTCCTTTTGAGAATTGAATTGTCGGATATAGGTTTCCAACTGAGCGGCATCGGTAATGCCTTTGGTGCTTAGATACGCATCTAAGCGGGTTTGATACGAACTACCTGGGAACATCTCCGATAAGCGTTCCATAATAGCCAGCATCCTGTTTGATAAAAATTTCATTGTGTTCCCTGTGTGTTAGTGTAGACTCAGTATTTCTACTGAGTATTTAGTCTACTTATGTGCAACCGCACAATTTCTGCTGAATAATATCATTTTAACAATCTTGGGTTTAGGTTAAATATAATATCAACGGAACCACTCATGAAACTTAGAACTCGTTCAATACTGCAAGAGCTGAATGAAATAGCCGAAGTACGCAACAAGGATGCGCTGTTTGAAAGCAGAGCCACTAATATCATCAATTCAGCCATAAATCTACTGGAAAGCCTGCACAAGCAGTATACGCCAGAACAGGCAGATGAGCTTGAGCGCAGATTTGTAAATGCTATCCGCGGGCAAGATCCTGCTAAATTCACACGCGGTATCCGTAAAATAACAGAATCTCGTAAATCTCAGAGAATTATCAACGATGAATAAACTATTTGAAGGTGGCAACGTATTCAAAGATGCCGACAAACAATCACTGACCCAGCGTATCGCTACCAAAGATGTGCCTGCTACCATAGACTATATAGAAAAGATCACTGGATTAGACTTCACCAAAGAACTAGATCCAGATGACAAAAAACCTGTAAAATGGCTGGGAACCACAGGACGCAAAGAAGATCCAGACGGTACATTCGAGCTGAACAGTTCGGGTGATCTGGATCTGTCAGTGGATGCCAATGAAGTAGACAAGAAAGAATTCGCAGCTAAATTGATAGCACAGTTCGGCAAAGAAAATGTCAAACTCAGCGGAGACAGTGTGCATTTAAAAACTCCTATCGCAGGGGATCAAGTCAACGGCTTCGTGCAGTCAGACTTTATGTTTTCAGTAAATCCCAAGTTTCAACAGGGATCGTTGATAGGCGGTCGCGGGCAGTATAAGGGTGAGCATCGCCATATCGTGTTGAGTTCTATCGCCCGAGCCAGAGATCTAAAATACTCACCTAAGTTTGGTCTTTTACACGCAGACACCAACGAACCTCTGCCAGGCGGAGACGATTGGAATACCATAGCCAAACAGTTGCTGGGACAGACAGCCACAGTTAAAGATATACGCAGTGTAGACAACATTCTAGACTACATAATCAAACTACCCAACTACGATGAACTGGTCTCGGGTGCAAGAGAAACCTTGGGCAAACAGGGCATTGAGCTACCTGCCAAAGCCGCGGTAGAAAGCTATCAACCAGGAACAATTGGTTGGATGCGCAGAATGATTGACATAGTACGATGAGATTCTGGGAACTTTTATTAGAAGATGAAGCACCTGCTCCTAAAAAGGTGGGCAGAGAATTCAACCACCTAGAGGATCTAGTGTTCACTGAATCCGATGGCGCAGTCAAGGCCATACAGATACTGAAAGATCTAGCCAAACCTGAAACCAGCATCACTATCAAATGGGATGGTAATCCCACAGTGTATTGGGGTCGAGAAGACAATGGTGAATTTAGATTGGTAGGTAAAAACAATTGGGGTCGTGAAGAAGGCAAATCATCTAGTCCAGAAGAACTCAAACAGTTTATCATGAGTCGTGGCAAGGATGAAGAATGGCGTCCCAAGTTTGCCGGCGATATGGCCGCACTGTGGCCCATATTTGAAGCAGCTACTCCTGCAGATTTTCGTGGCTACGTCTACGGAGACATCCTGTTCCATCCAGGCAAGTCCTACACAGGTGCAGATGGCCGTATTTCGTTTACTCCCAATCAAACCACTTATTCAGTGATGGTGAACAGTGTCACAGGTAGAGCACTGGCAGATGCTAAGGTAGCTGTGGCAGCTCACAAGGTATTCAGTTATTTCGGAGACAAGAGTGGTGAAGACTTCGATGATGCAGAACTGTTTAATAACACTCCTGCACTGCAGGTGTTTGGACTCACAGCAGTCAGCCATAGACCAGCTG